CAATGGCTGCGTTAATCGTAATCACGTCTGCGGCGTGCGCGGTTTTATCCTCTTTCGCCGCGATATTATTGGCATTCGTGTTCGTCGCGGTATCAATTTTGAGCATGTCGGCGTTATAGTCGCCCATAAACGATACTTTATCGGTCCCATTATCAGCATACTGAGTAAGATTATAATTCGGTGTTTTTTGTGCGCTAGGCATGATTGTTTTCTCCTAAAAGTTGATTAAGTTTATCTTCAAGTGCTTTATATTTTAGGTCGATTATTTTCATATCCTGATTATAGTCACCCATAAACGATACATTATCAGTACCATTGTCCGAGTATTGTGTCAGACCAAGATTAGGCGTATGTTTTTCACTAGGCATTATCGCCCCCTTTCGTCCAAATAATATCATCCTTACCGATAGTATTTTTAAGCACATTGATCTTACCAGTGCTCATAAGATCAAATATTCGCGGGGAAACTTGTAGTGCATCGAATTCTGCTGGCGATAATTGCAGTTTGTCAAAATCACTGACAAAAAGACCGTGAATACGATCAGCGTCATACACATCATTAAGCGCACGCTGAACGTCTACCATACGCCCGTATGCCGGCGACCATACTATAAGATTATCAACACTTGAGGCTTGTTTTATAAGTGCAATAAGCTGATCGTGCAGATTGGTAAAATCGTGGGCGTACTGCTGCTGGAATGCTTCCCACGCTTCATCCAAACCGTCTGCCCACTCTTTGGCGGACAGCTGATAGTCAGCCCATTCGTCCTGCAGTTCGCGCCCGGCCTGTGACAGTTGCTCGATCAATTGGAGCATACTCACGCCATTGCGAAAATTATACGGCTGCGTGGTGCTGACGTTCGGGAATAGTGGCCGTCCCAACATGGGACTGGTCGGCCCCACATATCCTAGATTATCTGCTACCATAATACTGGTATCCTCTCATTATATATGGACATGTTGTCACCACTATCCGCGGCAGACATGAATAATTCCCCTAAATCTTGTATCAGCATCATGTCAACATTGAGCACTGCGGCGCGATACTCTTGGAGCATGCTGGCAGCGCTCACGCCGCTGCGCCCTTTGCTTGACTGTGTGCCGTTACCTGATTGCGTAGCATTCGTAAACTCAGTATTCGAGTTTTCCGTGTTAGTCGAGTTAGTCTGCGAATGGCTTGTGCTATCGTTAGTGCTGTCCACGTCCGATACGTTACTGGCATAGTTGCCGGTATTGCTTAGCACTGCGTCCGGGGTCTGCGAGTCGACTTGCCGACTGCGCTGCTTGTTTGAGCTGGTAGCGTCTACGGTTGCCGCTTGCGTCCCAGTATTATTCTGTTTGCCGCTCGTGTTTGTCGTACCGGTATTCTGCGACGTGCTGGTGAAATCGAAATTGCTCAGCATATCGTAGTCTTGTTCGCACGACTTGTAGATTTGATTATAGTATGGCATCAGCTCGGACATTTTGCGCCCGAGCGCGAACACGAATTGTTCAGCCGTCTCGTACCCGATTTCACGCAATGCATAATGTGCGACTATTTTATGATTCAACGCCGACCTGTCGAAATTATCGTTAATCGGATACGAGTCGAGATGCAGTAGCGTGTCGGTATTGTACCCGAGCGAGATAAGGGACCCGAGCTTGATCGTAAAATCGTTGCTGCCCACTGGCAGCGCGAGATCGCTGTAGTCAGTCATCTTTGCCACTTCCTTCCGAGTCGCCGCCAATGGTCGCGGGCGTAGTGTTGTTCGCCCAGTCGATACCTATAATGATACCCATAGCCCCATACATTGCATTGATTTGGTCACAAGCCTGTTGCCGAGCTTTGAGGAAACTCAGCCGGAATACGTCGGTGCGCTCTGCGCCCGCCTCTATTTCGTCCGTTAACATACGCTCTTTTTTTTCGTCCTGTGAATTGTTGATGCCGAGGAAATTAACGGCCTCGTTCCACACTTGCGCTTTCGCCTGCAAGAGCTTATCGGTCACGTATGGCGTGTTGGCTGGAATGCCGCTAAAAGTGCTGGGATCTAGATTGTCGTAGGCGATTACTTTCGGCTGGCCGTTTTCAGCCTGTTTCAGTATATTCTGCACACTCAATTTCTGGGCTTCCGTCGTCACGATTATCATAGGGAAAACCGCGTTATCCAAATTCACGTCAATCGATCGGTCTATACGCGCGAGTCGCGTCGCATACGTATAGAGAATATCCGTCATGGGCGCGCGCAATTGGTTATCGTAGATTGGTACGCATTCCTTGGCGCTTACGGTAGGATAATTGTAGCTTACAGCAATCGGCTTGTAGCTTTGCGGGTTCCCATACATGTCGGGCATCCCGTTCACGGCTGCTTTCGTCACTACGAATTTCATGCGTATCTTATCATAGTAGAATATGACTGGACTGCCACCGTTTTCAAAAAGTGCGAGTTCAAGCCATCGTTCGTCTATTTCCTCCGGCAGTCCTTGCCATGCGAAACGGCTTACCGCGAGTTGTTCGAGCAACTTGAAATAGCTGGATACGATAATATACTGGCGTACCTCGGTCGGATTGGTATTCAATAACCCCGACGGAATCATAGCCGTATAGTTGGCTAGATTGTTGTCGCTTTTAACGCTTCGACGTGACATATGATATGCTTCCTTTAGTTACCGTAATACTGTTGGGTGATGGGGTTGTTGTCGTATTCAAAATCGAGGTGCCCTATGTCGTTTGGGTTATTGTAGACGGTGACGCCTTTTTCGAATATGCCGCGTATGGTCATGCGGTACGGTTCGGGACATGTCGCACTAGATAGATAGCACTGCGTCATTTTCCAGAATGTTGCCCGTGTCATGGTTTGCAGCGATTGCGGCGGGAATAGCCACCGGTCTACCTCATACCCGTAGCGCCACCAGAAACGTATCGTATTCCATAGTGCATTGTGCGCCGGATGCTTGTAACGTAGCGTGGCATAGATGCCGCCGTTAACGTACTGCATATTGTCACCGCCTACGGCTCCGCTGGTGCTTGGCTCAATAAGCTGCGCGTCTTGCACTTTCGCGTGTATGGCGGCTATCTGATTTTCGTAGTCTCCTTGTGCGGCCTGCTGCGCGTATGAGTTGTTGAGGTCGGTCGCTTGCGTGCGCTGCGAGTTGCCTAGTGCAGTGTTTTGGTTGCGGAATTGCTGGGCCTGCTGATTGCCCATGTTGTTGAATACTACGTCTACGCCAGTATTGAGCGCGCTGCTGATGGCTCCGCCGACATTGCCGCCGAGCAGGTTGCCGCCGACGCCCATCGCTCCGCCGACTAGCGCGCGTTCGTTGTTGAGCGTGTTCGCCTGATTGCCTTGTTGATTGGCGAGGTCTGTGGACTGGTTGGCGAAATCGTTTTGCAATGCGCTATTAGCGCTTGCTTGCTCGCGCCCTAATGCTGCTTTCTGCTGACTCCAATCGGCCGACTGGTATTGCCACCGGATGCTGCTCCGGTTGCTGGTCATGTAGGCGATAGTCTGATTGTTGACTATATTGGTTTGCGGGAAATTATCGAGCACTAATGCCGCGTTCAAGAATTCGCCGTCATGCGTCTGATCTAGTGCGTTGTATTTCCGCACATACATGGCGAGTCGTGGTGAAGGCTGATTAAGGTAGGCGATGCCGCTGAGATTGATATCAGCGCTCATAATGTTTTCGGGCTTAAGCTCAAGGCTTTGCCCGTTGAAGCAAGTGACTTCAATGACCGTGTACGGGTATACGGTGAGCTTCTTGAGTAGTTTCCAGCGGTCGGGCATGGTAGATAGGATATCATCACGAAAATTAGGCACGTCAACAATGTCAAGGAGTGGACTACCGCCAAGATGCTCAAAAACGTAGCCGGTAACGTCGTGGGCAATGATATTCGGCGGGATGCCGTTTGAGGTTATCCATGATACATTAGTAGGCACTTTGATTTTTGGCACGAGGGTGATGTTAATAATGCCCTCGGATGCAAGGGGGTAGTTGGAGATGTACCCCATGAACGTGGGGAGCTGAGCCACGTCGAAAATAATGTATGTTGATGTGCCGGTAGGGAAGCCGTCGAACTGCCCCCCGGGGGCTGTTTTAAGATTGGCGGTATTGTCGGCGGTCGGCCACTGCGCATTAAGGTCTACCGTGCTGGTGATAACGACGGATGACTTGCCACTATTTGAGCCTAATATAAGGTTGCTGTACTCTTTATCATTCAAGTAGGCGTTACCGTTGTCCATGCCCTCAGGGATGCCGAGCATGTCATGATAGTTCCAAAAATCAGTCATTTCATTGGCGAGGCCTATATGTCCGCGATTGATGAAGCAGCGGCCAAAGGATACGTCGAATTGGAATGAGGTCCATACGTCTAGCTGCAGGTAGAGCATGGTGACGCCGCCCGCCGCCCATTTGACGTCTTGAATGAAGTAATACCATGTGCGACTGTTGCCGTCCCTGCCATAGCTCATGGTAATGTAATTATATCGGCACGCAGCGTCGAAGCTCATGGCGAGTTTGATTGGCTCACCGAATCGTACCATAGTTTGCCGCGTAAGCACGGTAGATTGCGAATCATTGTCCGCGAGTCCTTGGAAGTAATTGTCTCGCGCATTGGCGTCGGAGAATTTGACAATATCCCTGTAGCTGCTGTCCCATGGCACATTACATAGGGTGAGGTGTGCGCCTGCCTGCCATGAACTATAGTCATATTGGTTAGTATAATTGGCGAGGTCCATTGGCCGCGAGTCGGGGAGTGCGGCACTGTCGGGTAAATCTGTCATACTCTTATGGTACACGAAAACCCCGACCTGTAGCAGTATCGGGGCTTAAGTGAGATACACAAACGTGGCTAGCAGTTTGCTAGCCACGTTTTAGTATACTACTGTCAGTTGGTGACTGTCAAGGTCAATGCCTTGGTGATGCCGAGCACGCGCGCGTTGACGGTCTGCGTTCCTGCCGCCTTCGGCGTCAGGATATTGTCAGCATCCAATGTCGCAGTTGCGGTGCTGAACTGCTGCACGCTGGCAATGCCCGTGACATTGACGGTACGCCCATCAGTAAGGGTGCCCACAATCTGCAAGGGCTGCGGGCCGTTCGCAATCTTGACGGTAGGCGAACCGAGCGCGATGGACACGATAAGCGACGGATTGAAGCCGATAACGCCATCTCCAACAACGGGCACGCTGACAGACGCGCTAATCGTTTGATCAATTTCCGGCGTGTTGGGGTTCACGTAGGTGGCTTGTGCGGTGACGGGGATTGTCGCGTTCGGCTCGTCAATGCCAACAATGAGCATTCCCGTATCGGTGATGCGGGTGAACGTGCTGATGGGCTGCGCGGTCGCGCCGATAGCGTACTGCACGCCGATAGTATCGTACGCATTCTGGTCGCCAGTACCAGTAAGCGTAGCGGTAAGCTGGACGAACTCGCCGCGCGTCACGTTAGTCGGCGTAGTGGTCTGCCCCGTGTAGTTCGCAATATGCACTTCGAATTCGGGAGTGCCAGCGTTGACGGCATCCGGGTCTATGACGTTAATCTTCGAACCTTCACCAGTCCAAATCAGTGCGGCATTCTCGAACGGACTCACGCTAATCGTGCTCCAATCATGCAAATAGTAGTTAGTTCCGAGCGAAACCGCGTTCTTCTGGTTCGTGACTTCGCGAAGATTATTGTAGACAAAGAAGAAATCTGGCGTGGTGACAATGCCCTGCAATCCTCGGATACCGAAGTTTTCTTCGGCGATGGGGAAGACCCTCGTATCAACGTCCGCCTCGGTAATGTGGAAGGTATTGGCGAGGCCTTTGACTCCAAGAATATTCTTGAGTCGAGGAGTGGTGAACATAATCATGTTATCACGCCGGGAGACGGTCGGCCAGTGACGCGCATTATAGCGCGTCTGCGGCATGATGCTCATTTCATCGGCGATAGTTCCGATTTCCACGAGCAGATTTTGCGCGTTATCCATGGTCGGCGCGGTAACCAAATCATCGGTATGGATGCGCCAATAGCCGCCGGCTTTAGCGTACTCGGTAAACGTCTGACACATGGCAAGATAAAGGTCACGTTCGAGCGACGTTGCGGCAGTGCCCATAATATTGCTGATAAGCGCGCCGAGCCCCTGCGTCTGCGAGTCGCTGACGAACGCGAGTCCAAGCTGCGCCTCATTGACAGTAGCGGGGTACCAATGCTCGAAATTAATCGTGTGATAGACGCTATCGACGGGAACCTTGAACGTGCCAAACGAGTCCTGCGCCAAATATTCCTGCTGAGGATCATAGACGTGCGCCTTGATAAGGCCGGTGGCAATCTCCTGATACGTATCGCCATAGGTCATCTTATCGCGCATGAACTCGGCAAGTGGGTTAGTCCAATTCCATTTACGGACGTAGGTGGCGCCGATGCGGTTCATGAGGGCCGAGTAGAAACTATTGCGATAGCCGGGATACTTGCCAAGCTGCTCGAACGTTCGGCGGATACCTGCCTGAGTGGCCGAGGGGATTACTGCCTGAAATGCGGGCGACATTTCATCGCGGATAGCGTCAATAATGACGGTGTTAGGAGTCTGCGCAAGGGGACGCACCTCATTGCTTTTATTTACCATAGTTTAGTCGCTTTCCTTTCAGTCGCTAAACAGATTTTCAATTGGGTCGGCAATGTCGTCGTCGGGGTCTTCGACGGCTTCATTAACGTTTCCCTCGCCAAGCGGCGTATTTTCCGCGACGGCCTTGCGCAGAACGTCCATGATGCCGGACATTTCTTCGAGCTTCGCTTCAATAGCTTTCATACGATCCCGCATATCGTCGTCGGTATCGTCCCCCGGCTTGTCCGGCTCCGTTTCCGGCTCCGTCTCCGGCTCCGTCTCCGGCTCCGTCTCCGTCTCCGTCTCCGGCTCCGTTTCCGGTTCCTTGTTGTCGTCGTCCATGTTGCTCCTATCTGTAAAGTTTAAGTGCGGACGCTCCGGTTTCCCCGAGCATCCGCTAGTCGTGAGCGGTTGCACCGAGCGCCGCTAATTTCCCCATCGGGTAGCCGATAGCGGGCGTAACCTAATACGATGTGTCCAGCGCTACCGACGACTAACGAGCCTAGTGCCGCTCAATTGTCATTATAACACAAACGAGTGCCCCGTACTACTAATGACACGTTTCCCATGTTTGAATCCGTCGACGGGGATAATAGTGTCCATTGGCATCCCTGCTAGTACGTTTCCGGTAGTGCCGTCCAAGCGTTCATATGCGTATCGGCGTACTCCAATAATATTCATACGCTTATACACTTCGCGCTTCCACTCTCCAAGCCCATCGCCCTTTACTATGCCGTTCGCCCCTTCGACGCCTTCAAGGATAATGCTGTCAGTATCCGTATATATGAGCCGTTTCCGATTAGCTTTAATGACACGCATAAGCTCACGCCTCGCCAAGGACGTAACAAACCATGCGACCGGAGCATAATTCGGCGTTATCCTCTCAGTGCGTTCTATCGTATAGGATATTCCCCCACCACTATTAACGTATGGTATGTTCCTGTCAGGGAAACTTCCAACACCGAAACGTCCGACTAGCGAATTTTCCATGAGCTTGGCTATTTCTCTCACAGGACCACGCGCATTTCGTTTCAGATCATACCATTGCTCTACGTAGCTTCTAAACAGTCCTTTCGCCGCCTGAAAACGGTATCCTTCGCGCGATTCCAGCACCTCGAACCCAACCGACTCTTTGAGCATGGCAACGTCTATATTAGTCAGCCAAGCGTTTATTATTCCATCATCCTGCATGTCGTCGTCCTGGTATAGTCCTTCGATGGGCGGTAGATCCCGACTGTGATTAACATGTCCGACAATATAGTCTACATGATATGGATAATTCCTGTCGTCCTTGTATGGGCCTTCGTAATGCTCGGGGATGCCGATAGGCATGGCGTGATTTACGAGCATACTCGGATACATGCTGTTACAGTCATAGGCGACGCAAGTACCGTATTCCCCTACTTTGCCGTTAACAATGCCGCCGCGATAGAGTTGCGCTAGCTCCCCATGCCATAAATCACTGTCCGGGAAATGGCTATAGTAGTCGCCTCTCTTGCGATATTCCCGCATTGCTGCTACTGACGCGGTTGGGCCTGTCACGTCATGGTCTTCGAGAAAACGTGCGACACTGTATATCATTTCAACATGCGTATTTTGGCGAAAATATCTTGTTATGCTTTCCGGCGACGATTTGGGCAGCATGTTATGAATATTGTAAATGCTGTATCTGATTCCCTTCATGACTCTTACGGTGATCGAGTATAGTCGTCGCTGTGTTGAGACGGTTGCGCTAAACGTCTTATCGCCCCTATCACCGTAATGGTATCCGTGGGCGAATAGCCATAGCATGATTTGTTCTCCGTCTTTTTCTCCGTCTACCCATACTACTGTTTTTTCATGCATGGCATAGAGTTCTATCGCGTTCATGTTTGTGGGCAGCAGTTCGCCGCCCACACACATGATTCCACTATCATCCAACGCCACTATCATAGCCTTATTATACCTTAATGTATCTACTTTTTGCGCCTATTCCGTTTCCTCGGCTTGCTGGAATTTTTGCGCTTGTTTTTCGCTAGTTCCTGTCCTATCATTGTCTTAACATAATCACGATTAGATTCATACTGTTTATTGTCTTCCCCTTCGCGCCATGACGTAAACTTCAAGGTATACTCGTCATACATGCTATAGTATTTCGACATGGCTACTATATGAGTGGACCTGCTGAGATTATATCGTTGTTCTTGGGTGAGCTTGTTCCACATTTTCGCCACATCCTCGCCATATGAGGCCCGCAAGTTGTTTTCGATATACTTATTGTTACTCTTAGTGAGTTTTCTCCCATGTTTTGTCTTTGTTGACTCGTATCGTTTAATGTTCCGCATTCGGGACATGATATATTCCCGTAGCTGCTTATCATCCAGATTCTTGGGATGCTCCAGGATCGACGCGGTTCCGTTCACGAATTGTTTTTCAATGCTCGGCGTTCCCGTGGTTCTTGGTGCTGGCTTGTCTCGTCCGAAACCTTGCTTATGTGCTGCCAGTTCGACTTCAAGTGCTGACTGCGCTCGTTCGCCCTTGTGCTCCTGATCCCACCTGTCATGCTGTTCGACTGTTTGCCGCGCCTCGAATATTCGATTGATACGCTGGTTATATAGCTTGAGTTCCTTGCCGCTAGCGTGCTTGCGTGGCGCTTGCGGGTAGTCTTGATTGGCGAGTTGTTCGACTCGTTGCGTGACTCTGTATGGGTTCGCTTGCTGCCTGATTCGAGTTTCGCTCAAATCGCGTACAATCGCCTGTCGTGTATTATTCCAGTCGGATGCCACGACTTTCGCCATGTATTCAAGTTCCCCGCGACTCATGTTTTTCATCCGGCGCATAATATTGCTATTGTCGTTATAGACTGTCATATATTTGGTCGCGTTGCTTGCCCATGTCTGATGTATCCCGTCTGACCTTTTAGGTACTCGCTTCCCGTAGGATATTCCGCTATCGCTGTAGTCAACATTCCACGGGGCCGCTATCCCGTTCGCCATGTTTTCGGATACTTGTTGCGCTCTGATTCTTGTATTTTCGCGTATTTTTTTCGCACGCGCGGCATTGCGCTGCGAGCTGCTACGCTTGTGTGTTTTTGCCAAATTATCCGCCTACGCTTGTTAGTAATAATCCCCCACGCCCCATATGATGGGCGTGGGGGATTGAACCGTGATAGTGGTTACCCTGTAGCGGGCAATACCATTATATCACACTACTTAGCTTTCCGGGGCGTTTCCTTGTAGCGTTCAAGCGAATAGAATCGATTATTGTTCTTACTCCTACGCTCAATCACAGTAACATGCTGGGGAGCGCTCCAATTCTTCGGCTGCCCCTTGATGTCCACGAGAGTCCGCAAGGCGGAGATGATGGGTCCTGAAACCGTGCTATATCCGTTACCCTTATCGTCGATGAGGATGGTTCGCGTGGCGGGGACGATTTCTCCGGTTTCCTTCGATGTCAGTTCAACTCCCTGAAACACAATGTCAGTGAGCGCAATATCCTCTTCAAGATGGTTAAGCAACGGTTCGGCCGAGGTGAGAGCATCAAAAACCTTGTCCTGCCCCTCGTCCGTACTCATGTCGATCGTGGTGCGTACTGCGCCGCGCTCGGCAGGCTCAAAACTGTCATTGTTGTTCACTGCTACTTCGTTAGCCATTTTAGCCACTATCCTTTATTGTTGATTGTTATTATTCCGCGTCCGAGTCATCAGGCTCGGTCACACTGTTATCGGGTTCTACAATACTGTCTTCACCAAACTCGGCGTACTTATAGAATTCCTTATCTTTCATCGTGCACACCTGCTCGTGAAATTCGATTTCCTTGATAAGCAGATCAGGGTATTCTTTACGTGCGCGTGCGGTAACAGCTTCCGCGCTCCGGTAGTTCCCGTCAATAACATGTTCTTCGTTAACGACATTCTTATCATCATCAAAGGCGACACCCTTAACGACAACGTACTTGCGAGTCCTTTTAATCATTATCACGATCCTTTCATTTTCCTGTATTGATAATTTCCTGTAGCTGGTATTCGTCTACAGTGGTTTTATTATAGCATGTGTATTGGAGATTATCAAAAGATACGCACACTTCTTTGGCGACAAGCTTGGGAATATCGTGGTGAAACTCTCGAACAATATCATAGGTGCTCACGCCGACTTCTTTGGCGATTATTGCGTAGGCGATGACAAGTGTAATGTCAGTCACACCAAAAATGTCATCATATTGTATTGCCACATTCTCGCAAAAATCGAGGGGGGTATCATGAGGGGCGAGCTGCTTGCAAATATCCGACTCATGGGCGAGTGTCTTGCGCAGCACTTCGTAATTGCCGTACTCCTTAGAATAGAATTGTAGCGTATGCGCCACGGACTTGCAGAGCGTTTCGAAGTCTCCGCCCTTTGAGCCATTAGACCAAAATTTAAAATCGAACTCACGTCTGTGGCCTCGGAAAATAGCCAGTACCCTCTTCGATTCTAAGATACCGTCATCCCACTCATTATACGTTTTCATAGCGTATACCCGTTATCTTGGCAGATGACCACGAATTCAAAAATGCGCAGGAAATCGTACCGGCAGAACTTGGGAACGACTGGTAGCACATTCTCTAAAATAGCAATGCGCATGGAGTCGGGAGCGTCTACCGTAGCTTTCGCTATCACTATTGCATTAGCGCGATAGTATGCCTTGACACGACGACGCGGCATAAGACGCCATAGATAAATATACAGCACATTGCGTACCGTATTAGAAATCGGGGAATTCTTCATAGCCGTCATCGTATCCTTTCTTATAGTCGTTATAATAAATGGTCGGCACTAACTGGTCGCGGTCAGGCTCATTGCTCGGGGGCTTACCTTGGGAATGATCGGACACCGCACGTAGATACCCTTCATCATAATAGTATTCAGCGCCATCACTGCTATATTCCTTGGCGAGTTCTACTATTCGTTCGACGATACTCATAACACTCACTTTCATTCATAAACAACATGCGTGCCGGTTACAAGAATTGAACTTGCTACACAAACTTTATAAGAGTCTTGCTCTAACCATTGAGCTAAACCGGCAATAGCCTTTAATCTACTGCAAGACAATTCTTGCAGTAGACTATTAGCATCCATCATCCCCTGTGGCGCATCGGCATTATCAGCGCCATACCATTATATCCGGGTCGCGTAAACATCCAAGGCTTAATGCTAGGCGATCCGTGCGTTGGCGGAGTCATGCGCAACGGCTCGCCTTTAACCACGCCCAGAATACTCGCAATATTACTCAAATACACAGGATTAAACGCAACCGACTCAAAACTATTATCAGCAACAGAATCATGTTGAACAAACAGTGATTCCAAATTCGGAAAACTCAGTATAGCACCAGTAGTCCAAGAATTCGTATCAAGCAAGTCCAGTGTATCCTTAGAGCTAGCAAGCTTGCTCCAATCATCCAAGTTCACGCCATCTATCGAAGTTCCAATCATCGAAGCGTAATAACGGTCTACAGGAATATAAGAATTATCTTCAATATCCTCAGACAACTCGCCTAAATTCCAGCGCACAATAGTAAACCGATCAGTGAAATAAGCGTACTCGCCGCGCTTAACAATAGCGTGCAACGCCGGACGCTGTTTATTACTATCATCTTTATTGCTATCAACAGCCTTAGACTGTTTAATAATCGCTTTAACCTGGTCCCTCGTGAGAACAACCCTACCGTCAGACGAAACACTCATCATAACCACTTCCTATCACAGTCACCGGCTATCTGCCGATACCCCAAGCATACCAAAACACCCAAACAAACACAAACGCGGCGTGTCGCGGAAAAGCGGAAAATAAAAACAAGAAAACAGCAGAGCGCGTGGAAAACACACAACGCGGGAAGCAGGACAACAACCT